TCAATATCCGGTGTAACAATTTCGATACCTAACATAAAACCCTCGGTCAGCCCCGCTTCGTATGCTGCGATCAAGTCGGTAGCGTCAAGCTCTAAGATCATAGCCCTTCAGCGTTTGGATCCGTTTCAATTTCCCCGCTTACGACGTCCTCGATAAGCATAAGACCGGACGCTACTAAAATAGCCTTACCGATATCCCCGCCTACCGCATCATAACTGTAAATAGCGCGTTTTTCGTCAACACTCAAATCAGGCTTACCATATACGGATGCTAAAAGCGCCAAATCAGGCGCAAGTTCGGTAAACTCGGTTAAGTCATGGCAGGCGATAATATCAGGCCACCACTGCTTAATAATAGCGTTTAGTTTCTGGTCAAACTTGCGTAGTTCGGATATAATTAGGTTTGTGACTAATGATTTATAGCCTGTAATGATACTGTTTTCACTGCTTTGAGACGCGACCGGGGTTAATGCCCAGGGAATACCCATAACAGCAAATATATTTTTCCAGTTGTTTTCCTCTGACTTGACTAATTCCATTTCGGCAAGCGTATCGCCATAAGGGGTTACTGTAACCTCAGCGTTAGTGAACTTCATTCGCCTGTTGTTGCGAGCTCCGGACATATCGTTTTGGATAGTTCGTTGCAGGTCTGCCATTTCACCAACAGTCATCTTACCTACTCGCTTACCTTCCGATGTAACGTCAACCTTAGACCCAAACAATGTACCACGCCCTCCGTTCTCAAATGCTGCTCCCTGAGCGGTTATATTAGCTTGATTGAGTGATATATCGCCTATTGCTATTTCGTCAACTCCTAGCCCCTTTAAATCGGCTAGATTTGGATTCCAGTGTTTAAGGTGTAATATCCGGTCTTTTTCGATTGTGATCTGCTGGCCGTTATCGCAGGTGTACAGGTAGTAAGCGGCAGGGCTGAACTTAGACACATCGTCTTTAACGATGGTGATTCGGTCACGATCTAGTGAGTGAACGGCAACAGGCAGGACGTTACGGGATAACTCAGCGTCTAAACCCTCGAAATAAAGGAACCCATCCCCAAACTTGTAGTTATACCAAAAATCAGCCATACCCTCCATGCCTAAAGCATCAAACAGTTCGTTTAACGGATGATCTTCTAATTCAGTAAGCGTCTGTGCTTTTATGAACGCCCTATTCTCATTGGATATGGCTTTAGAATAGAACTTATTGAACTTGCGCGCTGCGGGTTTATTTTTCACCTGGCTAAACATAATCGGTGCTTCTGTGATCTTGCGAACGAATATATTTGCACCGGCATAGAATATCTTATTTGAATAGGCCGATTTGTTGCTTAGTCCCATCAAGCGGAATGTATTACCCATCAGCATTGAGACGCCCGTAGCGTAGTTCGGGAAGGTATTGTTTAACGCTTTAACCACCGGAGCCATTACAACGGAAGCTACATTTTTTAAGTAGTGAGTTAATCCCATGCCCAAATGTAACTACAATGTTGCATAAAAGCAAAAAGCCAGACTACTTGCGTAAATCTGGCCTGCCTTGCTTCATCGCACTAATCCAGCTTTCATCAAATCAGTCGACTGTCACAAGGGCTTTACCTTACCCAGCCCCGAATTGGAAATCCTCTTCCTCTGTCTTTATCAGCGGCCATGCCACGTATCTGATCGGATCAATGTAGTGATTCCATAGGTCAACTGGCACACCGGATTTTTTATCGTGCCAAACGTAGTTGTTTAATTCTTTAATGATCGGCCTGCTTTCCTCTCCTGGATCTACTATGATTTCGTAGTCCTGCATATCAGAAATTCCCGCGGTAACAGATCCTGCAGGTTTATAAGCTCCCTCAATATTAAGCCCCCTATATGAAAGTTCGGATATAAGGCGAGGTTCTGAGCTATCGCCTATGATTAATGAGGTAATCCCTGCATGAAATAAATTAGCCTGGTATACCGCATCAGTTGACATACCTGTTTTCCCATAACACCCTTTAACGTAAATACGTTTGCGCTTCCGACTTACAGCGACCTTAACTAAGGTTGTAGGGTCATTTGAAAACCCGTAATCTTGCCCGAATGAATAAGGCAGGCTTTCGTCGAACTCGCCAATAGACCAATTTTCAAATACAACCCCTTCCGCATTATCAAGCCAACCACCTAAAACAACGTGCTTATAGTAAACGGCATTTTTAATTACTTTGCGTTCTAACTTTTCACGATCTGATTTCGGTGTGAGTTCATATAGTTCGTAATGTTCCCGCTTAATCTCAAAATCGGTCCAGATGTTGTCCGCGATAAGTTCCCGCTCCATATCCAGGTACGAGCTGTGGATATAAAGTACGTTGCCTTTAATGCCGTTAAAACCTTCCGCTACTCCTTCAGATTCAAAGAATTCCTCATAGATCCAGTGCGTTTTCGTTGTGGGATTGAGTAGTAATATGGAGAGGTTACGTACGTCTTTAGCCCGGATTGACTTTTTGATCTTATCCCAATTATCGAAGCTCGGCATTTCCTCGGCTTCCTCTAATACGAACACTGAAAAGTCCTTTAGTGACTTAAGAGAAGCTGTTTGGTTACCTGAACTGGTTTTAATACCCTTAAATACGACCTTGCTATTATTTCCGGTGCCTATTATCCGGTCTTTCGTGACCTCGAAACTCGAATGCGCGTTAAGCATTTCAATCTTTTCGGTAAACTCAGGTATAATAGAATCTTGTGCCGAAGTCAGCGTGTACCTCGTATAAAGCACCCTATGAACGAAATCCTTAGCTGCCACACATGACCACGTTCCTACCGCAAATGACTTTTGGCTGTTACGCCCACCAGTTATGATAACCGTATCGACTGTATACAGCGGATTGCCGGGCTGGGCTGATAGCCATTCAAATAAGGGTTCGTATTTTTCGGATAGGATCATACCCCGTTACTTCTGGCTCCCCTTACTAAACGATATGGGGGTAGGGGACATGGTGCCGTCTTTACTGGAATGGTCTACTTCCTGCTTATCTGCCCAATTAAACCTGTTCTTCATGTTCATGTACCATCCAGTATAGTTAAAGTCCTTATTTTCAAGGTTTTTACGACCTTTTCTAGTCCACCATGCTTCTGATAAATCCTTGCATCTTTTTATGGTGTCGGAAAAATATTCTTCCCTTTTTGCTAGCTCATAAAAGCTATCCCTTGAAATATCCAATTCAACAGCTAATTCAATGATAGAAGCGCCCTCTTCTGATAATGCCAATATGGTTAAGTCCCATCCATTAGGTAAATCGCTTAGCTCTATTCTTGGTCTGCCCATGTTACTTAGTTTTTAATTCGCTTTCCTCTATTGGAACTGGTATCCCTACACACGCCCAAAATTCAACGTATGATCGAGCTATTTTATATTCGTGACCCAAATATAAGCAAAGATTTTGGAACTTAACCTGATCAGGTGATTGATGTCCTTCCTCTGTTTTTAATTCGATCCAGGTAATAGTTCCATTATCCTTCATGTAGGCCCAATCGCTTATCCCTGGCTTAACACCCATCGTACGCATTTTGTTGCCATACTGTTTAGATTGAGCATTTGTCCAGATGCAAAATAGCCTTTGTTTTTCTGCATGGTCATAAAGGTGTGTATTATTCCATGCCTCTGATATTTTCTGGTGCAGTATTTCTTCTTTTCTGTTCATGATGTTCTAAATACCCGACTTATACCGTCTTCTCCTGTTTTTAATTTGAATCTGTTATTTGTAACGTATTTTGATTTTTTAATCAAATCGGCAACTTCTTTTAAATCTATGTCGGGCGATAAAGTTAAATAATCTGTTTCTTGCAATTCTTTCAAGTTAGAGATTGTTATGATTTGATGCATTTTAGTTGTTCTTTTTTCAAATGAATAAAACCGCTTATTCATACTCGCTGACTTTATTAAGTCATACCCCATTTTTAAACAAACCTCTTTTAATGCCGCCGTAACTTGCTGCTTAGTTGATGTTTTTGGCTTTCTGATAAACCCATTGTAAAAATCAGATATTGACACTTTATTAAACCCTATAACCTCTAAATACGCTTTTAATTCCTTTTCCATAATCAAATATACCAAATTAATACAAACTTTAGATACAATGTTGATAGCTGTTAGTCATTTATTTTTGTATCTGTATTTTTTAATAGTCGCCTATTATAGCTCATAAATTACAAAGTTGGTATGCAAAATTACAACTTAATTACAAATAAATTACAAAGTTGATAGTTCTAAATCAGCATTTAAATATGTTTAAAGTGTGTTTTTTATATAAAATTACAAACATTACAAAGTTTATATATATTTTCGCGCAAATACATTAAAACAACATATTAGTGTGTTACTTATATATAGTACTACTTGAAGTTTGTAATTTCTGTAATTTAGGCTTTAACATATTGATTTATAGATATTTGCAATTTTAAACTTTGTAATTAAGTTGTAATAACTTTGTAATTTCGATTACAACTTTGTAATTATTTCTTTATGAAATTATAGTGTCTTACTGACTGATAAATAT